TAATTAATGTTACCTTTTCTCTATCAGCTGTTTCAATTGATTCACCATGAACATATATTCCTTTGTTTTGTTGTCTTCTTCCTGTTTGTGAATCATAAACTTGTCTATCAACTATTTTAGATTTTGTAAATCCTAAAGTATTCCACATTTTTTCAGTATACTGTAAAGGTGCTAGTGTAAACAATAATTGCTGTATTGCAAAAGGATATGATGAACTATTTTCCCAAGCATACTCCGCCGGAGCACCATCACCAAAGTTCCATTGTCTTTTGTTTATAAGACCAATAGGGTATGTTGTTACTAGTCCTCTGTTCTTAGGATCAATTAATGCACCAACTGAATCAACAGGTACCCAATCAGAAAAATTAGGTCTTGCATAAGGATTATCTGGACTGTTATAAGATTTGTTAACAAAGTTCTGTCTGTCACCTGCAATTATTATACCTTTTTCTAGATGATCTATTAATAAATTTCTTTGTGCTGTTGAAGTCCAACTATATGTTGAATCCCACCATAGTGGTTTCATCGAAAAGCCTAACATTTCCCATGGATGAGTATGCGGACGATCTGTTCCGTACATCTCTTTAAAAATGCCTCTCCAGTTACCAGGAAGTTTTTGATTTGATTGTAAACTAGTTGTATCAGAATAATTTAATATTTTCCAACTGTTTGTATACAACGTTTCAAAATAGTTTGGTGCAACATAAGTGTTTGGTGAAGTATAAACATCTTCGTTATCTACCATTAAGACATCTTTCATATCTTGTGATATATTAGTTTTCCAATCAACTCTGTTGTTTATAGCCCATCTATGAAATATAGGTCTTAAAATTTCTTTTGCTTGATCTTGTGTAAACAATTTAGTTCTTAAATTATCTCCTACAAATTCTTCTGCAATAATAGGTGGAGTATAATCTTTATCTGTAAATTTATAAGACGCAGAGTTAAACACTCTTGCTTCATAATCAAGAATTGCTTTGTCTCTTAAATCATTATATGCTAACACTCTTGAACCATCGTGTCCTCTAATGTATTGTCTTGCACCTTCAACGTATGAATCATCATATTCATATTTTGGTAGATACATTTGATGTAAACCTAAGAATGATGGAGTAGGTGGAACATAAGCTGGTTGTATATTTTCATAAATTTTTACAGTTATAATATCATTAACTTGTGGCTTATCAGCAACCTGACCTAAGAAAACAATTTTAGTTCCCATTTGATTATCAATAATGTAATCTTCATTATATAATAATACATCACCATTTCTGTAAACATACATATTTTTTAATCCATGATCTTCATCTGGATTGTAAGATGCATTTTGTAATTCTATTCCTGGTTCACCAACAAGGTAATCTTCAGATATGATATCTTGTAACATAGTGTCTTGTGTCAACCAAGGAGTATTGTCAATGTTCAATACTACTCTTTCTGCTGTATACGTTTCACCAATTGATAACATTCTGCTATCAGCAAATGGTTGTACTTTGTTTTTGTTTAAATTAGTTGATTTAATTGCATCGTCAACCATTTTACCAACATTAGTTTCATCATATAAACCTGTTTTTTGTAAAATATCTAAGCTGTTTATAAATGCCGCTTTGAATCTTGAGTATGATGAATCAGCATGACGTAAAGCATCAAATAAGTTTAAGTTATTATCACCAGCTATCATCATTGCTCTTAGCATTGGTGAACTATGCTGAAGTATCACACCGCCTCTAGCAGTATCTTTTTTAGTATCTCTATAGTTGTTTGGACCTAAACCTTGACCTATGATCTCTTCTTGACTTTCAATGATTGAAGAGTAATGAGTTAACATATCACCATATGAATATGATAATACATCTTCGTTACTTGCATTAAACTCTAAGTTCTTAGGAACATCATAGTAATTGTATCTGCCTAGTGGTGTTTGAGAATCAGTATCATATTTTATTTGAATATATGCACCTGTTTTTGGTTTTGATGTTAATGCTATTTCTTTATTATTGATTACAACAAAGTCAATATTTCTCTGCAAGAATTTATTATCTAGTGTTACTTGAACTTTTAATGTATCATCAATTTGATTTTCTAAAGTAAATTTTGTAAAGCCATGAATGTAGTTTTCATCTACTTCAAATTCTTCAACAAGTAATTGTCTTGAAGGTTCGTTTGCTACTTTCCATTCGTTGTTGAAAACAGTTGATCTAGCATCAATTATATTGTTAATATCTCTATTAACAATCTGTATTTCGCCACCCATGTTTGAGTGATTACCACAATGATAGTATAATGTATCTGGTGCAGAGAATGGCACAGTAAATTCTAATTGCATTCCACCAGTTTGTGATGATATTGTTTCGTTAATTGTATGATCATCATACGAAGCTGTATAATTTGTTGTTAATGGTGTTGCTTTATAAGTTGGACCTATGATATAAGGAAAGTCAGGCTCGTCATTTGCGTCAATAGTTATAAAGTATGCGTAAGTTCCATTTGGGTATTCAGGAGTAACACACATTCTACCATTGTGTTCATCTAGATCACCTAGTCCATCAACATATTCATAGTCTTCCATGTATGTACCATCACGTGTTGAACCATCTTCTCTGTCTGTTGTTTTTAATCGATAGCTTGTTTCCATTTTCTTAAACGAACCTGTACCATCAGTGTTCGTAAATGCGTATGGTCCATATATTGGATATCCATCAAATGAATAACCAATGATAGGAGAATGATTACCTGAGTCTTTTGTATAGCTGTCTACTGGGTCGCTATTAACGTAATAGATACCTGCACTATCAACACCTAATGTAATACCTGCCTTAACAGCATTTGTAGTATATTGTTCAGTAGTAATGTTTGTTACATTAGCTGTCTTTGAGTTGTATATTGGTACACCGTCAACAGTACAACCTATCATACCAAGCGGTGTTTCAACAGGAGTTGATGCCGCGGTAGGAACTTTTGGAATCTTGAACCTGAAAGTTTGAGATACTATGGCGTTCGGGTTCTGTGCATTCGGAAAAGTTCCTCCGGCATAATACGATGGTATACCATTTGATTCGATGTATAAAAAGTTTTCTGTGTCTTTAGTAACACTCTTACCATAATATACCCTACTATTTGTTATTCCTGTTGTATACTCATCGTCATACGCATTCTTGTTCCAGTTCTGTGAAGTACTGAAATAGAATGGATGATTAGCATTGGTATAACCAATGTATCCTGATGAAGGATCTTCTGTTTCAAAAATGTATGTATAGCCTCTTTTTAAAATTAGTGAAGGTTGCTGTACACCATCTATGTAAAATTTATTTTTGCCACTACTGTTATCTTTTGATACTGTGACTTTTTTTGAAAATCTTCTATTTAAAGATAGTGGGTAGTTCGTTTTTTTATAATGATAATATCCTGGAATGTCTTCTTGACCATTTAAAAATGTTTCAGTTGACAAATTATTCTCAAATTCAATAGCTGATACTAAATCTAAATTATTTTTGTAAGATACAGGAAAGTTTAAGTATGGATCGTTTAATCCGTCTGCTGTCTTATAAGAATAAATTTTTGAGCCTGCAAAGTTACTTGAAGTATACTTACCTGCATCACTTAATGGTACACCATCGTTGTCGTAAAGTTCAAATAATGGATACTGGTTAATTTTAGTTTTTGTTTGACCTTCATTCCATCTGTTATTCAACCAATAGTATTCTTTACCTTCATTTGCTAATCCAAGTCTAACAGTAACTTTATCATAGTCAATAACAGCTAAATCTAATTGTGTTAATCCAATACTTGTACCTACACCAGATACTGTCCATAAAGAAGAAGTACTGTCAACAAATAAATCATTAATATCCCAACCTATGTCACCACCTGTACCACCACCATGTGATATTTTTACAATATTACCACTTTGTAATGGCGTGTTAAATGTTAAAGTTTTTGTACCAATACCTGTAAAGTCTTCATCGACTTTTTGCAGATCACCATTTAGTAAAATAGTGTCTTGTGATCTCAATGAATCTTGAAGATTGAATACTGTTTGTCCTGCTTGAGCAAGAAATGATTCAATACCGCCTGTGGTAGGATCATTGTCTGTATCTTGGTCCCATGCTATATCATCTGCATCCCATGGTACATAACTTTGCACATCTTGATTGTTTTTAAATAACATTTTATGGCCATTTTGCAATGCAATGCCATCAACAGTATATTCTGGATTTCCTTCAATATCAATTTTGTTAACGCCATCAGAAACAACATCAACATCTTGTATATGAATTTTTCCGTAATTGTGTAATTCTAAATTTCTTTCAAATTCAATAATTGGTCTTCTTGCTCTTCTTGTTTCATCTAATGTGAAAGGTGATTCAGTTACTCTATACGATTCATCCCAGTAAATATCATCATAGCCTGTTCCTTCGTCATCGTCCCAGTTGTGATAAGTTTTAACAACCTGTGTAACTGATTTAAAATCTGTTAATGTATTTTTGTTAGCCCAGCCGTTTGTTCTTGACCAAGGATTTTGATCTTCTGCACCTCTTTCAATAGTAATATAATCTTGTCCTGCGGCCGATGGTGCTGTATCCCATCTACCTCTTGATAATAAATCAACTGGGTTTGAAACTGTCTCTCCAATTACTATTGCACTGAGTGGAATTTCTTTACCATCATTGAAGTAACCAAATGTATTATAATATTGTGTATTAGATCCATTGTTGATAGGTTTCCAACCTGACACACCATCTGCGTCCCATGATCCATCACCAGTACTACCTACATCGTCAATTGATGAGTCCCATGGTAAATCATTTACTTTAAAAAATGTTGCTGGTAAACTACTAGTTGGTACAAGTCTAATACCTTCTTCTGATCCAACACCTTCAACAAAATATCTAATTTTATTTCCAGATGCATCATTAATTGCACTAACCGGTGTTACGTATGTGTCTTCAACAAATTCAATAAACATACCAGATGAAAAAGTAATTCCTGTTGGTGATGTATATTCAGATTTTCCAATAATTTCTGTTGTAACATTAATATTTTTATCTTCATTACCTGCAATTTTTACAGTAGGTAAGTTTAAATCTAAATCTGGGTACCAATAATAATTTTCATAGTTAACAAACTTATCAATATCAATTGGCGGAGCAAAAGTATAATAATCCTGTGAAAATAGTTTGTTATGATTTTCAGTTGGTGCGTTGTAATAATTTAGATAGCTTATTAATTCATCATAATATGTTTCTTGATCAATTAATGCTGTTTCAGTATCTCTAATTGTTGCTGTAGGTTCTAATTGATAGTAGTGTCTATTTTTAGATATTTCAGGTACATAAAAATCTTTGTTGGCATCGTAAATTGTTCCTGCTCTACGACCAATGTATCCATCAACATAATCAGCTTCACCTTTTTTAAACCATTGCTCAACTGTTGAATCAAAAAATGATTCAAGTTTTGGGTTTTGTAGGTAACCAGGTAATTTTCTAATTACTTTTGTATTCATTAGTAACCTCCAGATGATCCGCCTGAACCTGATGATCCTGAAGAACCACCACTTCTAGCATCAGTTCTTACTCCTGTTGAGCCAGAAGATGCGCCAACTGACGCTGTTTCAATTTCTCCTGAAGCTCTTAAGTTACTGCCTGTAAAGTTAGTTACAATTTCTACGTTATTGACTGTAGCAGTACTCATGAATAGTTCGTTATTATTTGCGGTCAGCTGGAATAAGTCACCAAATACTGATTCGTCATCTTTACCAACTATAGCAATAGAAGCCAATTCACCTTTTAATTGTGTATGAATATATGCCGCTAGTTCTGTAAAGAAGAAACTGTCACCAAACTCCCAGAAGTTTATATCAAAGAAAGTATTAATAGCATCAACTACTCTTGTTTTAACTTCGTTGTCAGTGATAGTTGCTCCAGGTGTTTTAATACATCTGAAAGTTGCTTTTAATTTTTCATCTTCAACTTGATCACCAAATAATAAAACAAATTTTGCTGGTGTATAAACAATTTGATCACCCAATGCTTTATATTTTTCAATTTCATTAAACACTAAAGATAAATCTGTGTTTGTTGGTCTTGGTGGCAATTCTGAAATTGTTTTTTGATTGGCTTTCCATGAAACTAAATCAGCATAATAACTTTTTTGTAAAACAACCATTTCAATAACAGAACTGATACTTGGATCAATTCTGTGATCTCTAGGTGCAGTATGTTTATATTGGAAGAACAATGGATTTGTAGATGTATATGATCTTCCTTCATATGCTCTATAAGTTTTACCATTATGTTCAGTAGTCCAGTAACCGCCTTGATATGTTGCTTCTTTAATTTCGCCGCCTGTTACACTACCTTCATAAAATCCAAAGTATGGAGTTGATGTTCCTGTTTTTACAAATTTAACTTTTGCTGTATTTTCATCAAAATCTTGTACTTTAATGTTTCCTTGCATTGCCTGATGAAACTGACAAGCATAAAATAAATCATCTGGTGCGTTAGATGGAACTGTAAATGTAAATGTTCCTGTCTGTTTACCGTTGTGTGCAGATGTTACCGACCAACCATTCTGTACACCTATTCCATTATTTGCACTTAAAGTAGTTCTAATCCAGAAAGGATGTCCTGTTAAGTTTAAATGGAAAGTGTATGTTTGTCCTCTATATAATACAATGTCTGTATTTTTATCTCCAGCTTCAGCAAAGCCAGTTGTACCAAATAGATAACCATGTGGCTGATCTGGACTAACACTTACATAATAGTCAGTTGCTATTGCTGATTGATCTTCTGAATCACCTGCTATTTTGTAATATGTGTATCCGTCAAAATCTTCATATGATTCAAGAACAATGTATTTGTTATAAGGTATAATTTTTTCATGTGCTGTTGGATTGTCTGGCATACCATCTTCGTCGCCATCAAAGTTTGAAACTTTAATTTTTCTTGCATTTACAAAACCATCTGGTTCAGTAAAACCATCATCAACTGCAAACTTTATAGGACGATCTAAATTTGCATCGTTAATATCTTTATTAGTTTTTGGTAATACAATCTGATCTCTAATTACCAAGCCTGTATTAACATCAATGTTTTTATAATCTTTAACATTAAAAAATCTTACTGCGTTATCAGATTCAAAAATGTATTCTAATCCTCTTACTGTGAAACTATAGATATTTGTATTTGGATCTTTGTGAGCATATAATAACCAACTTGAATCTGCTGTAGTACCTTTACTTGAATATGCAAAGTTTGATGTTAAGTCTAAATTTTCTTGTTCAATAATATACCAACCTTCTTTTCTAGATGCACTATCCCAGAAATTATAACCTAAACCAAAGTCTTCATTCAACTTCATTTTTGCTTCAATATTAAATTCTTCCGACTGTTCACCTGACGTTAGTGTTGATCTAAGATTTGGAATAACTGTTCTTAATTTAAATCCATTTGGAATAGCACTATCAAGTGTAATAGATCCTACTGTATCTGCTGTAAACATAAATCCATCATTTGCAATAGACACAACAGTTGCCCATATGACTGAGCTTCTATTTTCATTTGTGAATTCTAATTTTGTTCCTGGTCTTATATAACTTAATTTTGCTTCGTTGTTTTGTGGGTTCAAGTAAACCATAAATGCATTTTCTTTTGAACTTGAACCTTGATAGATATAACCAGTAGTTGATTCAACAGCATCAGGAAATGTTTTCCATGTTACTTTGTTATATGATGAATCATTTTCTAAACTAAATGCATTTGCATTGTTTATTTGATCTGTAATTGATTTTTTATATGTGTCAAAGAAATAATTTTGTAAATTTTTATTTTCAAGCATTGGTTGAATAACAGTTCTTACAGTATTGAGATAGTTAAATGCACCTGTTGTATCTTGGTCTACAATAGTTGCTGTACTTCTTGCATTATTAGGCTGTCTATAAATTATTCCATCTTCACCAAGCATATTAACACTTGCTACAGTACCAGTTGGATCATTGATATCTAAATATCTTGAATGACCTTGGTGGGTTTTATTAATTGATTTAATTTTTTGTATATCAGAAACTTTTACAATAGGAAATATATTATAATCTTCTGCACTAATCATTCTATCTTGTGCATAGTAATTTTTAATTGCATTAAATTTAATATTTTGATCTGATTCTGTTGGCTGTGAGTTTGTTACTGCATATTGAAGATCAAATGTAATTGTTAAATCGTAAACTTGATTCTCTTTGTTTACATAAGGTACAGTAATAGTTTTGTTTGCTATATCAGATGGTGCAATAGCTTCGCCACTACCAAATGATGATCTGTACCATGCTCTATATGTTCCAACTGGAACATTACCAAAGTTTCCATCTGGAAACTTAATTGAAATTCTATCATTGTTTCTTGATTCAACTGTAAAAACATTTCTTTTATTAAATGCTAGTGAATTGTAAACAATGTTGTTGCCTGATACTGCTGGTACTTTGTCCCATGATAGTATTGGAGTACCATTACTATCAACTTGTTGTAACCAAACGTCAAACTCGTTAATATTATCAACATCAATATTGATATTTCTGTTTGGCAACGGTGAATCAAAAGTGAAATCTTCGCTTTCAAGAATACCTTCTTTAAAGTACAAGAACCAACCTGTGTTTGCTGACGAATTTCCAGTTCCATCATTTCTATAAATCATAGTGAATGGTGAAAACGGATCTGGTTCTACTTCTTTTAATTGTTTTGCATCTGATATATCAATATTAACAATTTCAAATGATCTACTTTGACCTTTTATGTTAGAATTAAATGCTCTAACAACATCAAATTGTTTTAAGTTGTTCATGTAATAAATGTCTGTTGGTATTGTTTGTAAAATATCTGATTTTACCGGACTACCAAATGTATTGGTTGAATCAAAAGATGCATTCATTACTCTTAACCATTGGTCATACCAATTTAAGTTTGCTGAGTCGTTCCAAAAAACTTTTTTGTTTTGTAAATCTATACCTTCGCCATCTGTAATTGGTTCTGAAGTAGTAATTGATTTTATTTTTACGATACCTCTTGCTGGTTGATTACGTGATGGTTTGTAAGAAAGAAGTTTTGCAAGTTTTAAAATTGATTCTCTTCTCTCTGCTGTGTCTAAAAAGTTTTCTCTAGAGTTCAAATCAATTCTGAACGCAAGTGACTGACCTAGGAAAGCTAACAAATCAATAATGGCAATAAATTCAGATGATTCAATGTAATCATTAAAGTCTTCTGGAAAGTTGACTTGCATATAGTTGACCATTGACTGTCTAATTGTGTCAAAGTCATATGATTTAAAATCTGATTGTGTAAAAATTCTGTAGATTGTTTTCCAATCTTCTGCCGCAAATAAATTATTTTGTCTTATTACCTGACTCATTATAAAATTGCCTCCGTTGAAGCCTCAGTTTCAAAATCTAAACTCAATTGTAAGGATTTGTTACCTGGCTTTACTTTTGCTTGGATATTGACTCTTAAGCCATTTTCTAATTGATCAAGAAAAGCTGTTTCTAATATTAATCGTGGATCGCTTTCAACCACATTTTTTACGTCTTCAAGAATTAATTCTTTGTTGTCTTCATCAAGTGGTTCAAACACCATGTCTTGAATAATTGATCCAAATTCAGGACTCATTAAACGTTCACCTTTTCTAGTGTAAAAATGATTTAGTAAATCCTGCTTGATTAAATCCATGTCAGAAACTTCTGATTTTATACCGCCTAGTTTGGAACTGAAACCTCTATAGATTTTTGTTCCAAAACCCATATCGGTTTTAGTTATAGATGAGGTAACAGTAGTGGTAGTATTAGCCGCTTGTCCTACTGCTCCGCCAGAATTTCCTGTATTTCCGTATGCCATTGTATCTCTTAATCTATAGTTATAATGATATTTATGTGTGCTATTATGTAGTGTTTTAATTTTAGGTGAATTTTATAAATATTAATAAATTATCAGCTAATATAACTATGAAAAAATACGAACAATATACAGCAGACGATAGAGTAGACATAAGTCTGCAGGATAATGATATCTTTTATCTTAATGGTGAAATATCAGAAGAAAATATCAGTAAATGTATCAAGTGGATATTATCATCAAACTTATCTAAGAAGCCAAAACGTACATTAAAGCTATATGTAAACACAACAGGCGGTGATTTGTACGAAACGTTTGCACTTGTTGATATCATGAAGAACAGTTACCATCATATTTCAACTATTGGAATTGGTGCTGTAATGAGTGCCGGTGTTTTGATATTGGCTAGTGGAAAACATGGTGAAAGATACATTGGTAAAAACACTGGTATAATGAATCATCAACATAGTGATAGCATTGATGCTAAAATGCATGACATGAGAGCACAAATGAAAGAAAACAATAACTGTGAGCAAAGATGTATGCAAATATTAAGAGATGCCTCAGGTTATAGCTTGACAGATGTACGAAAAAAATTCAATAACCCATCTGATCAATATCTTACAGCCAAACAGTTGGTTGAATTTAAATTAGTAGATCATATTTTATAGAATTCGGTTGACATATCACAAGTTGTGTAATACAATGTGACTTATGTTGTTAAAGCTACTTGAAAATTTGGGTAGAAAACGAGTAATTACCGACAGAAGCGGTGCAATACCATATCTGATTAGGTACTATGTCTTCTTGAAAGACAGGAAAGACTTTCCATTCAATTTTACACTACACAAAGTATTGGTAAGCGATGAACCAAAGCTTCATGATCATCCATGGAACTGGGGAGCATTTATACTTAAAGGTGGATATTGGGAAAATACGCCGGAAGGCAGATTTTGGAGAGGTCCTGGATCATTAAGATTTAGAAAAGCTGAAGACCTACATTGGTTAGAATTAGCCAAAGACAAAGATGGAAATGAAATTCCTTGTTGGAGTTTATTTTTCATGGGCCAAAAGCGGAAAGACTGGGGATTTATGCATGATGGAAAATGGATTGACAACACAACATACCTTAAAAAATATGCAAAACAATAAATTGGTAAATTTAAAATTGACAAAACCAACTATTAGTTGTATATTAAGAGTATGATTGAAACATTAATAAAGATGTTGCGTAGAAATAGTTCTACACAGACTTTAAAGAAAGAGGAAACTACAATGTCAAAAACTAAAATGACACAGAAGCAGAAAATTCTTCATTACTACAAAGGTACTGGTAAAACTGTGACAGCGAAAGAATTAGTATCAAGGTACAAAATTCTTTCTCCATATGCGAGAATCTTTGAGTTAAGAGAACAAAACTATGACGTAAGAAGTCTTGTTTTCAAGCCAAAAATGACTCAAAGAGGCAGATGGCCAGTGAAGTATCAAGTAATGAGAACTAAACTTTCAAACGTAGCCTAATTTGTTATAGGCCTATAACAAAGTTTATAGCTTTAAAAATAAAAAAGCCCGGATGTATTACACGCACCGGGCTTTTTTTGTGGAGGAAACTTTAATAAGTTTATTTATAACTTATCGTATTAATTTGTTTTTTCAACTGCTGGTACTTCTGTAGGGACTTTTGTATAATGATCCCATGCAAACCAACCGCCTACTGCGATTACTACTACTGCAAGTAAAATCCATTTTTTGTCAATTCCAAACATTACAATTCTCCTTTGCTAATGATTAAACTATATTTCAGTTTAACAATAAAGAATATTTAGTACTTTAATGCCCTGGGTATGGCTCTCTAGTTGGGTATTTTGTAACTATCGATTTGGTTTCTGTTGTTTTTCTTGATGAATTTCGTGGCGTTTCAGCTACTCTATCTTGCTGAACATTAATATATTTTGATATATCTTCATCTGTCCATGGATGTTCTATTCCGCCAACAGGTAAAGCCACAGTTGCTATTGGACCATTCATGTGTATTTGTCCTGCTGTTTCTAAATGGAAAGCAGAAGAGAATGAATTAGTACCAATTGCTGTAAATGTATTATTTAGATTACTGTAAATTGTTGTACTTTGAAATGCACTTGCATTTATACTTGAACCAGCTTTAATTTTTACATCACCTGCTGTTTCAATATGAAGATTACCATCTGTTATTGGATCATAACCAACATCAGTTGTTTCTAGTGCCGCAACATCTTGTGTTGTTTTTGGTTGTGTTGTATCTGTCACACTATTTGTTTTAATTTTCACGTGTCTACCCGCTTCAATATTGATATCTCTATCTGCTCTAATGTTGAAATCTTCTTCAGCTCTCATAGAAATTGATTTTGCACCAAAAACTTGTACATCACCATCTGCACCTAGTTCAACCCATGCTGTTCCTTTTTTATTATTAACATAAACAATTCCATTTGCATCGTCTAACAATACTTGAGCACCGCCGGCAGTTCTAAATCTTATCTTAGGTTGGTAACCTGCATCATCCATTACAAATTGATGACCGCCTGGTGTAAGTATACCAAAAACTTTTGATGGAGATTCTCTTCTTACTGTTGAATCTGTTAAACCTCTTTTTGTATCTTTTTCTAGACCTTGTTCAAGTAGTCTTTCGTAGAATGGGTGTTCTGCCCTATCAACATTGTCCATGGATTTAGTTTCAGCTACAGCAAATTCATTTGTCATGGTATTTTCAATATTTGCATTTTTATCTCTAAATGGATTTTCTGCAAAATCCATAGAATTAACTGACGTAGAATCTTTTTTATTATATTCAGTTGTTGGAACAAACTGATCTTTAATATTTTTATCAGGTTCATCTCTATAAGAAACTTTTCCAGCCGCAATACCTGGTATCATGTGGTTAGCATATTCATGAAATACACAACCTAAACAATAAGCCATACCACTTGCAAAACCAACTAGTATCATGTTGCCTACGTCTGGTGGTTGCATCCACATTCCATAAGAAGTTTGTGTACTTTGTGAGCTAATATTGTCTTTTGTGTTTTCATTTACATTTGTTGCACCTGCAAATGGAGAAGTCCATGCTACAGGTATCCAGTTGTTTCTATTATTTGGATCTGATGCAGACTGACCTTCTACGTTGACCAACATATAACCCATCTTGGCCGCATAATCAGAAATTTCCATAACTCTACCAAGATGAATGCCAGTTAAGTTAGAAGCACTCTTACGATTGCTCTTCATTTGGTCTTCGTATGTTTTTCCTAATGGTGTTTTAAATGCACTTTTTTTAGTTGTTGTGAATGACATATTATTATACTCCTCCGACTGGTTGTGTACCGCCAGCACCGCCCGGTGATTTACTTACTGTTCCTGTTATTGAATCTACTACACCTCTGGTTATTTGTGCTTTTCCGGATGCAGGATTTCTAAAGTCAACTCCTAGCCTATCAAAAAATACTCTTGTTGAACGTATCATTTGTAATTGTTGTGTAAACAATCCTCCACTAAATGAATGATTTATTCTAGTAACTTGATACAACGAACTTGTAAAATCATCTCTTGCTATTAATTTACCATTATCATCAATTAAAGTTTGTGTTGTAAGTCCAGTATCTGCATCTTTTCTTACAGGATTGTAAAAATTAAATACAATTTCTGACGTATTACAATAAGGATTCATTGCGTGGGTTGTATCTGGATTGTAATATTTGTCAGAAGGCATAATCCAAAAAGGATCTCCACGTATTGTCATAGATGCTTGTACCATTTCTTCAACTTGAAGAATAAATGCCTGTGTTTCTGCCGCTTTAAAATTTATAAATCCTAAAACACTTTGAGCTGAGTTAGGATCAAGTTTACCAACCTTTGATTCTGGAGATTCGTCAGCATCAGCTTCGTTTTGAAAGTAAGATGCCGCCGCCATTGGTATTCTTGTCATGGTGTTTTCTTTTTCAAAAGCTGTTTTAAGTTCACTTAATGGTATTTGTTCAATGTATGCTTTTGCATTACCAATATATGACGATGGAAGTTGTTGTTTTGCACCACCTAATCTTGGATTGCCTGAACCATAGACTTTATCAGCTCTTTGTTGTTGTGTTTGACCTGATAAATCTTCGCCGCCAACACCAGTTCCATCAGTTTGTTCATTTAAATAATTTTGTAATTCTTGGTCTGCACCTACTAATCTTTTTGCTTCATCTGAATCGGAACCTACAGTTTTTAAATATTCATTTTTTAAAGCTAGTCTTTGTTTTTTAACTTCGGCTTCTTGTTGTTTTACAGTTTCTTGTAATGCTTTATATTCTTCACTGCCGGGTGGAAAAGATTTCATTTTTGTATAACTTGCTTTGTAACTTCTAAATAGTTCTTTTAATGCACTTTGTTTTTCTTTGTAAGATTTTAAAAGTTTGTAATCAGCTTCCCATGATTTGTGCATAACAGAACCTTTGATAGATCTAAACACACCTTTAAGAGCTTCAGTTGGCATGAAGTACTGATTATTATATTCAATATTAAAATCCATAACTTTGTCATTAACACCAGTATAAATGTAATCGTAAATTTTACATAATCCTCTTACTTTATTGCCTCTAAGTTTATCTCCTGCCTTTTCAGCCGGCTTTAATTGTTCTTGTAAAATTTTTAACATTTCTTCTTGTGTAATATCACTGGTATCATTTCTAGGTTTAAATGTATTGTATGGTGTAATTGTGTAAATGTATGTTTTAGCATACGTGTTTCTGATTACATCAAAATCTCCTGGTATAACATCTACATTTATAGTAAAGACTGTACTTAATAACTGTTTCATAATATTTTTTTCAGTTAATGCATCAGCATCAGTAGAATCAGATTGAGCACCTTTTGCCTTAACAACAAGATTTTGACAGTAGTCTGTTGATGCTAGTACATCTAGTATTGTTTGCTGTACTGTTTGTCCTTTATAAATGTATATTGATTGTGTTCCTTCAGCTGATTTTAGCTGTGCCTGTGCTGTTGACTTTTGATCTTGCTCTGGATTGTCTGTAGTTCTAGCATCATCGCTAAACATTTTTCTATGTATATCTAATGTTTCACCTTTTAACTGAGCAGACTTTAAATTTTTGATTGCTTCATCAATTCTGATTTCAAAAGAATCAGTTTGAAATTTATCAACTGCTAATCTATCTAGTTCTAATTCATTTAGTTCAAATGAAAATCTATCACAAAAATTTTGTAAAGTATCAATACCTGAAAGTTTAATATTTTTTGGTATATTAACAATACCTGATTCTTTAGCCTGTTCGCCATATGGTGCCGCGGAACATTTTGTTACTGAACCTCTTTCAGTTACTTCATATGAAAACTTATTAAACTTTAAAGCCCACAATCTATTAGTGTGTGGTATTCTTGTTGGTACTCCAGCATCTTCGCCGCCTTTCTTTGCACCAATCATCCATAATTCTAAAAATACAGGTGAGTCATAAAAATTATCAAGCCCTAATATATAAGCCGCCTTCCACATTTGTTCTAAAATTGTAACACCTTGTGGTTCTGTTAATTCAATTTCAAAGTTTAATGTTGTTGATGGATCGTTTCTTGTTGGAGCAACAATACTTTCCATTTGTACATCTGTAATTGAGATAACTGACGAGGCAGTTTCCGCAATAATTTTTGCATTTGGCTCTCCGCCACTGTCATCAAATACAAAACTGTTTTCTGCAAAAGACAAGGATTCCAATTCTCTTTCACCAACTCTTTCATTAGTATCTGTGGCTTGTTGATCTGCCATTTTTCTAAGAAATTCTTTTGATGCATCAATGCTAGTCATGAACATTCTAAAATGATATGTTGGTTTAGAATATTGATCTAAAGGATTTTTATCCCAGTATGGATAAACATCAAGTATTAAATCATCTTTTTGTTTTTCAATATCTTTTTCTCT